CCGGTTTTATTTTGTATTGGTTTGTTCCGCCGGGGAGCCGTTGGCTTCCGGGTATTCCTCGGCCAGCATGCGCAGCACCGCCGGGTGGAGCAGGGAAAGCTCAAACTTTACCCGGTCCAGGTCCCCGATGGGGGCGGCCAGTGGTGTGCCGTCCAGGGATTTCTGCAGATACCGCAGGTAGAGCCGCTTGATGGTAGGATGGTTCACATTGAGGAAATACCACGGCGGGCGCTGCCGGGAATGGATCGAAGCATAGTATTCGGCTTCCCGCTGGCGCTCCTGCCAGATCAGCGGCGCCAGGCGGTCGATAAGTTCCCGCCGGGTGGGGGCGCTTTTGGCTTCAGGCATTCCAGTACCTGCCCAGCAGTGTCCCGTTGTCTATCTGGCGGCAGAGGGCTTCCAGCGTTTCTTTGTCTACTTTGATGTACACCATCAGTTCTGTCCGTTTGTCTTTTCCTCTATCCAGATAGGGCGCCACGCAGATCACTTCCAAATCAGCCAGCGGGGAATCCTGGTTCACGATGTTGGCCGGAAACTCCAGTTTTTCCTTGTATGGCGGCACCTTCTGGGAGACAGGTGCTTCGATGTAGATGGAAGTTGTTTCGTTCGCGAGCACGTCGGCAGCAGCGGTGACCGGGTAGGCGGTCAGGGTAAACTCTTTCAGAAATTGATACAGGGGCATGGTGTTCACCTCATACTTTTTTCGCACCGGCTCATGCCGGATTCTGCCGCGTCGATCATCATGGCGATGGACTGCAGTTTCTTATTACGGGGAATGGCAGAGTTGCGCATGATGTCCCGCATGGCTTCATAGGCCTGTTGGTATCGGTCGGGCTTTTTGCACTCAAATGCAATTCGGATTTTTTGCGGCGTTGCCATCCGCTTCACCCTCCAGTCTGAAGTAAAGCCCCAGCAGCCAGTTTTCAAGCAGGATGGCTGCTATGGTGGCCAGCAGGTTCAGCGCAGCAATGGCCGCCAACAAGTAAACGGCCAGCGCGGTGGCTGCCATCTTGACGGCACCGCGCAGCAGCGATACAATGAGGTTGTGCTTTTTTGCGATTGCACGTTTTTGGCCGTTCCGGTGTGCCAGCACCGGGGCGGCCATTTTGTTTTGAAACATGGGGAAACTCCTTTCAGCAAAGCTGCCGGGCCAGCGCGGTGGCAGGGATTTTTTTGTCGTGGTTGCCCGGTGTCCAGCCGGTGAACTTGCGCAGTACCCAGTCTTTCTCTTTGCGGTCTGCTGCCCCCAGGGTGATTTTAGCGGCTTCGGCCACCGTTACCATCTCACCGGCAGCCTGGCTGCGCACCCGTTCAAGGGCGTCGCGGTATCCTTCTTTCTCTCGTGCCATGGGAAACCTCCTTGAAAGCGATATGAGTTGAAATCTATTTGTCCAAAGAATGGTACTTCATATTTGATAGAATGAGGATGTTATTCCGAAGCACGGGCAATTCGTTCGAACGCGGCGTTGAATTCTGCCTCCGCCTTTTTGGGGGAATAGTGTCCGTTAAGGACTCCCGAAACATATTTGGGGTTTTTACCCAATTCCGCTGCAAGCTGCTTGGCCGTTACCCCGGCATTGTGCATTCGACCAACAAGTTCACCGGTCCATTGTGCAGGCATACAAATCTAACCTCCTTTATGCCATAAAACTTGACTTTGGTTAGATTTTGCGATAAGATAAAAGCGCCAACAAATATCAGCGCAAAATCTTACCAAAGCCGCAGATTGTATGGGGACATTCTGTCTCTAACCATGGTCAACCTGTGTCTATATGATATCTGAATATGGTTAGATTGTCAACATGAAAATTCTGATTTTGGTTAGTTTTGGCGCTCTGCACAAAAAGGAGCGTTGAGAATTGTGTTTTATGACGTGTACACAGAGCTATGTATGCAGAAAGGTATCAGCCGCAGTAAAGCCGCAGCTGAGATGGGGTTGAGCAATTCCACCGTTACGAAGTGGAAGAAAACCGGAGCCACTCCTTCCGGGGAAACCATGACGAAGATCGCAGCCTATTTTGGTGTTTCGGTGGACGACTTGCTCAAACAAGAAAAGGACCTTGCCCCAAAGAGCAAGGTCACAGACGACGATATCAAATTTGCACTGTTCGGTGGCGGTCCTGTGTCGGATGCCCAGTATGAGGAAGTCAAGCAGTTTGTACGGTTTATAAAGGAGCGCGATGCCCATGGGAAAAAAGAATGATTTCTGTGCCATTGCCGAAAGCAATGGGGTGGAGATCGTTTCCTTTCGGTTGCCCACTGTGGATAGCATGTCTGCGGAGATTGACGGCCAGTGTTATATTGCGGTGGACAATTCGAGGCATCACACAGCCGCAGAGGAACAAGCCCGCATCGGCCATGAACTGGGCCACTGTTTGTATGGTGGGTTTTATACGAAGAATACGCCTTTCGATGTTGTGGAGCGCCACGAGGTCCGGGCTGACCGATGGTATATCAAGAGGGCTATTCCGCGCCGAACGTTGTTCCACCTGCTGGGAGAAGGGTACGATGCCTGGGAGATTGCCGAGCGGTTGAATACCATTGAGGAATATGTCCGCCGGGCCTATTATTACTACAAAGAAAATCCATAATGTAAGGAGAATCATTGCGGCATGAATATTATTTTGGCCTTCTTGGCAGTTTGCGTTGTTTTTGCTATTTGCTGCGCCCTTTGGCCCTTATTTGTTATTTTGGCGCTGGCTGCTATAGTGTATCTGATCTATCAAGCAGTATATTTTAACGGAGAAAAATTCCATCAAATCAAAGAGAAAATTCAGGGACACATTCAGGATTGCAACGACCTGAATCAGCATATTGAAGAATTGAAAAGCACTGCATTGGTTGTGAACCGGACGGATTATGGCGAGGCCGAATATCACGATGCCAGCCGTTGGAAGGTAAAGCGTGAGGCACTTAAAAATCAGAAATATGCTCCATACATTTACGACTGCTCACGAACGGTCTGCGATAACGCGAGAAAACAGCCGTTCAAATATATCTGCAAATATTTCGGTGTCAAAGCAGATGAACCTACTTTAGAGCGTTTTGAGGCAGCACTGAATGATTTTTCTGCCGCTGAAGATGGTAAAGTATCTCTGAAAAAGGAAAGAGAACAAATCTTGGCAAGTATTGATGCAGATATTCCGTTTCTCATAAAGAAACTTTCACAGAAGAAATTGGAACAAAAACTCGGCTTTGAGGAAGTGGATTTCAGCACCTTGTATTTCCCCAAGTATGAATTTAAGTATGTGAGCGCCGGGGGAAACACCTCTACGAAGTACGATGTGGTTATGGACATCGATAATCTGAACCGTTTTGTAGCGTTTCTCTCTGAAAAAATCAAATTCAAAAATAGCGCAGCCGGACAGCGGGCGCTTATGACCAGTAAACTTCGGCAGCATATCAAGGAACGCGATCACTTTACATGTAAATACTGCGGAGCGTCTATCTCAAAGGAACCCAATCTTTTACTGGAAATTGACCACATTGTTCCTGTATCAAAAGGTGGGTTGACCACGGAAGACAATCTCCAGACTCTTTGCTGGCGGTGTAATCGTAAGAAAGGCAGCAAGGTATAATTGTATTTCTCGGTGGTTGGATGGGAGTACATCGGTGTACAACTGAGAAAGCAAGCATATCCGTTTTGTGGATTGGCCAGAAGAAAGTGCGAATTGGCAATGTCGTGGCACGCATCCTAGTGCATCCAAGCACATATGTCAGTCTTGCGCGGGGATAGACTTCTTATAAAATGGCGGTAAGATTTGTATCTGACAGAAGAATTCCTGACAACAATAAGAATACTGTAAAAAATTATAAACCGTTTTGCAAATAAAAGCTTAAATAAAATTGGTTTTTGTATCATTTATATGTGGGAGATTACAATATGAAAAAACATATATGTCCACTATGTGGGTCCACAGAAAAATGTATAACCCGTATGTCGGATGCAAATGGGTATGTCGGATTCTATTGCGATCGTTATAATGCGGATTATTCTTTATCGGATGACATCATTAATTTAAGAGAAGATTACTTAAAAGAGAAGATTTTAAATTTAGTAGCAGAGCATCTTCTGCATAATAACTTTTACTGTTCGCAGGAAAGAAGGTGCGAGTGGCATTTTTTTTATGATCCTTGTTACAAAGAAGAAAATGTATACTGCCCTCCTCAATATATAAATTTAGCAGAATCTATAAAAAATTATCCAGATAATGTTATTGATGTTGCTAACAGGGCGTTGATGAATCTTTCTATTAAGTATCCTAATTATGGTGACGTTATATGCTTTTTTTATGTAGATAGAAGAATTGTGTTTGAGCATAATACTAACAATTGTAATGATTGTGGTACTTTGCGGATTTTAGCTGATTTGGGATATTTAAAAGATACGAAAAATGATCAGACGTACACAATAACCGCAGAAGGATGGAAAAAGATTGATGAGTTAAAGAAGAAGAAGCTTATTCGAAAGCAAGCATTTATTGCAATGCAGTTTGGAGATGCAACAAACAGTATACGTGAATCATTTAGAAAAGCTATCTCAGAAAGTGGATATAGTGTAAAAATTATTGATGAAAAAGAGCACAACAATCAAATTGTTCCAGAAATATTTTATGAAATAGAACAAAGTTTATTTGTCGTGGTAGACGTAACATATCCTAATTACGGTGCTTATTATGAAGCAGGATATGCACAAGCGCTTGGCAAAGAAGTTATAGTTTGTTGTCGTAAAGATAATTTCGATAGTGTAAGTGCTCGTCCTCATTTTGATATCGCTCAGAAATCTATGATAATTTGGACAGATAATGAAGATTTGGTTTTTAGACTAAAACGGCGAATTGAAGCTACCGTTAAATGATCTTTTTATTATACTTTTTATTGAAAATTTAATCGTCCTTTCGCCCACCGCCTCCCGGCGGCGGGCCTTTTTATTGCCCACCCCCCCTTTCCACCAAGGAGTCCCCCTATGTCCAAGAACAAGAACCGGCCAGACCAGGACGGCACCCACCGCCTAGCTTTTGAGCGCAACAAGAAGAAGATCTACGCCACCCAAACGGTGTGCGGTATCTGCGGCAAACCGGTGGATTTCTCCTACAAATATCCGCATCCTCTGTCGCCTTGCATCGACCACATCATCCCCATTGCCAAAGGCGGGCATCCCAGTGACCTAGACAATCTGCAGCTGGCCCACTGGTGCTGCAACCGGCAGAAATCCGACAAGCTGTTCCGCAAAATCGAAGGCAAAGCGGAACCGACCGTGGACTCCCCCCGGGTACTGCCTTTATCATGCGATTGGACGGCCTACCGAGGCCGATAGGGGGGCATAACCCCCTCCCCGGGGGCCTTTCGGGCTTCAGCGCCGTTACTACGAATATTTTCACGCGGGAGGTGATTTTTGCGCGTGGCAGACCTTAAAGGAATGGCTTATCTGCGCCGAAAACTGGAGAATAAGCGGTCGCGCGTATTGCTGCGATACAGCTACTATGAGATGAAAAACGCCGTACAGGATTTCCAAAAAGTCACGCCGTGGGAGTTCCGCTGCTTCAATGAAGTGCTGGGCTGGTGTGGCAAAGCTGTGGACAGCCTGGGCGACCGGCTTTCTTTCCGGGAATTCAGCAACGACAACTTCGACCTCAACCGCATCTACCAGCTAAACAACGCCGACGTGCTGTTCGATTCGGCGATTTTGTCGGCGCTTATCTCGTCCTGCTGCTTTATCTACATCTCACCGGACAGCGACGGCTTCCCCCGGCTGCAGGTCATTGACGGGGGTAACGCTACCGGCGTGGCAGACCCCATCACGGGGTTGCTGAAAGAAGGCTATGCCGTGCTGGGCCGCAGCGACAGCGGCTCCCCCACGCTGGAAGCCTACTTCACCCCCACCGAGACCTGGTACTATCCCAGGGGCGCCGCCCCCTACCGGGTAGAGAATCCCGCGCCCTATCCCCTGCTGGTGCCCATCGTCTACCGGCCCGATGCCGTGCGCCCATTCGGTCACAGCCGGATCAGCCGCGCCTGCATGGGCATTATGCAGGGGGCACTGCGCACGTTGAAACGCAGCGAGATCAGCGCCGAGTTCTACAGTTTCCCCCAAAAGTATGTGCTGGGCATGGACCCGGAAGCCAAAGAACTGGACAAATGGAAGGCCACTATCTCCACCTTGCTGAACATCTCCAAAGATGAAGAAGGCGACGTGCCGAAAGTGGGCCAGTTCACCCAGGTCAGCATGAGTCCTTTCACCGAGCAGCTGCGCACCTTCGCGGCGCTGTTTTCCGGCGAGACCGGGCTGACCTTGGACGACCTGGGATTTGTGACGGACAACCCTTCCAGCGCCGAGGCCATCAAGGCCAGCCACGAAAATCTGCGTCTGGCAGCCCGCAAGGCCCAGCGCACCTTTGGGGTGGGTTTCCTCAACGCCGGATATCTGGCCGCCTGCCTGCGGGACCAATACCCTTACACCCGCAGCCAGATATACCTGACCAAACCCCAGTGGGAGCCGGTGTTTGAACCGGACGCCGCCATGCTTTCCGGCATCGGGGATGCGGTGGGCAAAATCAACGGCACCATTCCCGGCTATTTCGGGCCCGGAAACCTGCACAGTCTGACCGGCATTGCCGCCGACACGTCCGGGAGGTGATGCCATGGAAGATATCGCCCCTGCCCTGCTGGAACAGCTGCAAAACCTGTTTGCCAAAAACCTGGGCGACCGTCCGCGGGCCGCCGAGCTACTGGAGAAAATCCAGGCAGGCGGTGCCGGGTATGCCGATGCCGGGGACTATGCCGAGGAAGTGGGACGCGCCCTGGCCGATGCCTTTGCCACCCTGACCGGCGAGGCCCTTCCAGACGGGCGGATGTACTGGAACATTGCCGACCGGGTTATTCGCCCCCTGCTGGAAACCGACCACTACCTGGTCACCGATGCCGCGGTGCAGGTGCAGCGGTCCCTGAACACGGCAGCGGGCCTGGGTTTGAACCCCCAGCCGGCCCCACTGAACACAGACCGGGTGGACGGGCTGCTCAACCGGCTGGCCGCCGCACCACAGTTTGCGGATGTAACCTGGCTGTTGCAGGAGCCTGTCATCACCTTTTCCCGTTCTGCGGTGGACGAAACGCTGCAGACCAATGTGGATTTTCAAGGCAAAGCGGGCCTGCACCCCAAGGTGGTACGCCGTACAGCCCGCAAGTGCTGTGCCTGGTGCAGTAACCTGGCCGGTAGCTACACCTACCCAGACGTGCCAAGGGATGTGTACCGGCGCCACGAAAGCTGCCGCTGCGTGGTGGAGTATGACCCCGGCAGCGGCAGACGGCAGAACGTCCATACCAAGGCATGGACAAACACCGGGGGCCGTGGTACAATCAAAGCAGAAAACGCCCCCAACACCGGCGCAGACGCCCGCACGGTGCGCATCCTGCGCGGTACCGGCGGAACATTGGGCGAGGAAGGCTCCACCGTCCACAAGTTCCTGGGTACTATCGACCCGGCGGACACCGAAGCCTTGAACGCCCTCACCGACACCTTCTGCCGCCAGTATGCGGGGTTGTCCTACGAGAGCATGCTGGTGGTCACCCAGGCGGGCGAGGTCCACTTTGTGACGGACCACGCCCCCGCCGGTGTGGACTGTACCTACCTGGGCGACAAGCTGCGCGGCAGCTACAACATCCATACGCACCCGCCGGAAACCACCCAGTTTTCCTTCAGCACCGATGTGGATTTGCCCGCCTTTTTTGCTGATGGCTCCGCCGTGATGGAGGCCGTGGACTACAAGTACCGCTATCGGTTTAAACGTCCCGATGGCCTCACCTTCGAGCAGTGGGACGCCGTACGCTATCAGGCATGGCTGGAGCGGAATGCGCTCTGCGCGGCCCGCGGTATCGGTCCCGATGACTACACAGAAAACGTACAGCACATCATCGTAGAGGAAACCTGCCGCCGCCTGGGTATTCAGTCTTACAGGAGATGGAACTATGTCTGAGAAGCCCCGCACAAAAGAAGAGCTTGACGCCCTCAGTGTAAAGCTGGCCCGGCAGGAGGAAGCTCTGATCCAGGAATACAAGCGCACCCACAAGCTGCCCAGCCGGGGTGTTATCATCACGCCGGAGATCCAGGCATTGCGGGAGGAACAGAAAGCCCTTTACGCCGAATATTGCAAGCTGAACGATCAGCCGTAAGCACGATGCAAACTGCACCGTGCTTTTTTACTGCGCTTTTGCACTCAACTGCAAAGGCGCTTTTTTGTACCCTTGCTCAGGAGGTGATGGCCATGGGCCTGTCCCGATGTTGACGGAAAGAAGGTGCGCACCACGGCAGTGACCGGCAAAAAGAAAGCGGCCCGCCCCGGCGGAAAATCCGCCGCCAAACCAGCCGCCAGACAAAAGCCGAAAAAGACCGCCGCCCCGGCGCGGCTTGGCCGTCAGACGCCCACCGCATCGGTGGTACTGCCCTATACCGAGACACAGGGCCCCGAGGCCGTTGCCCTGTACAACGAAACAGGCCGCACGGCCCAGCAGTGGCAGGAGCTGCTGCTCTGCGATATTCTGGCCGTAAATGAAGATGGATTGTGGGTGCACACCAAATACGGGTACAGCCTGCCCCGCCGCAACGGCAAGAACGAAGTCGTCACCATGGTGGAGCTGAAAGCGCTGGAGGACGGGCGCAGCACCATGCACACCGCCCACCGTACTAGCACCAGCCACGCCGCCTGGGAACGGCTGTGCAAGCTGCTGGACGCCCGTCACACCCAATATGAATCCATCCGCGCCAAAGGCCAGGAAAACATCCGCCTGCCCAATGGCGGCCGGGTGGAGTTCCGCACCCGTTCTTCCAAAGGCGGCCTGGGCGAAGGCTTTGACCTGCTGGTCATCGACGAAGCCCAGGAATACACCGACGACCAGGAGAGCGCCCTCAAATACGTAGTATCGGACAGCCAGAACCCCCAGACCCTTTTCTGCGGGACACCGCCCACGCCGGTCAGCTCCGGCACGGTGTTTTTGAAAATGCGCAACGCCGCCCTGCAGGGGGAAACCAAAAACACCGGCTGGGCCGAATGGAGCGTGGAGAACCAGACTGACCCACACGACGTGGAAGCCTGGTACGAGACCAACCCCAGCCTGGGCACCATCCTGACCGAGCGCAAGATTGCCGACGAGATCGGCTCCGATCCCATCGACTTCAACATCCAGCGCCTGGGGCTTTGGCTGCGTTACAACCAGAAAAGCGCCATCAGCCAGAACGAGTGGGAGGCCCTGCGCTGCCAGACCCTGCCAGAACTGAAAGGCCCCCTGTACGCGGGCATCAAGTTCGGCGTGGATGGGGACAGCGTAGCCCTGGCCATCGCGGTGCGCACCGCCGACGGGCGCATTTTTGTGGAGGCCATCGACTGCCGCCCCACCCGGGCGGGCAATGGCTGGCTGGTGGATTTTCTGCGCAAGGCACAGTGGGCCGCCGTGGCGGTGGACGGTGCCAACGGGCAGGACCTGCTGGCGGAGGCCATGCACGATGCCCGGCTGAAAGCCCCGGTTCTGCCCACCGTCAAACAGATCATTTCCGCCAACGCCGCTTTTGAACAGGCCATTTTTGCCAAAACGCTGTGTCATATGGGCCAGCCCAGCCTGGTGCAGGTAGCCTCCAACTGCGAGCACCGGGCCATAGGCACCGGCGGCGGTTTTGGCTACCGCGCCCAGATCGAGGGGCAGAAAATAGAACTGCTGGACAGCGTGATCCTGGCCCACTGGCAATGCACCGCGGGTAAGGTGCACCGCCGGCAGAAAACCAGTTATTGACGGGTTCGCCCGTCTTATTTTATTTCAGGAGGTATACATCATGGCAGAGTTCAAACCCATCACCACCCAGGAGGAGTTCGAAACCGCTGTGAATGCCCGGCTCCAGCAGGAGCTGGCCAAGTACAGTGACTACGATGACCTGAAAAAGAAAAACGGCGACTACGAAAAGACGCTGGCAGCCAACAGCAAGACCATTGCCACGCTGCAGGGCCAGGTCAAAGGCTATGAGGTGGGCGCCATCAAAAGCAAGGTTGCCAAAGAGTTGGGCATTCCCGACGGCATGGCCGGGCGGCTGTCCGGTGAGACCGAAAAGGACATTCGCGCGGATGCCGAGAAGATGGCCCCCTTCTTTTCCAAGGCCACCCCCGCCGTGCCGTTGGCAGACACCGAAACCACCACGAACGGCAAAAACGAAAATCTGCGCAACATGCTGCAGAATCTGAGAGGAGAATGATATATGGCAAACAAAACCAGCGCGGGGACCCAGTTTTCCCACGAGACGACCACCGAACTGTTTTCCAAGGTAAAGGACCATTCCAGCCTGGTACGGATTTCCAAGAAGGTGCCCGTCCCCTTCAGCGGCACCGACATTTTCACCTTCAGCCTGGACGGCGAGGTGAGCATTGTGGGCGAGGGTGAGCAGAAACCCGCCGGCAATGCCACCATTGCCCCGGTATCCATGCGCCCCCTGAAGGTTGTCTACCAGCACCGTGTCAGCGATGAGTTCATGCGCTGCTCCGAGGAAAAGGCCCTGAAGATCCTGGAGGCATTCAACGACGGCTTTTCCAAGAAGATCGCCGCCGGTCTTGACATTATGGCCTTCCACGGCGTGAACCCCGCCACCCTGACCGCCTCGGACAAGATTGGCCAGAATCACCTGGACACCGTTACGTCCGTCACCTACACCGACAACCCTGAGACCGCCATCAACGACGCCGTGAAGGCCCTGGGCGACTACCAGCCCACCGGCTACGCCCTGAGCAAAACCTTTGGCTCCTACCTGGGCAGCTACAAGGAAAACGGCGTCAGCCAGTACCCCGAGTTCAAGCTGGGTGCCAACCCGGGCAACCTGGGCGGCACCGTCTGCGACGTGAACACCACCGTCAGCAAAGGTAACGACAAAGCCCTGGCCTATGTGGGCGATTTTGCCACCGCCTTCCAGTGGGGCTATGCGGACGAAGTGAGCATGGAAGTGATCCAGTACGGCGACCCCGACGGCCAGGGCGATCTGAAGCGCACCAATGAGGTGTGCATCCGCGCCGAGGCTTACATCGGCTGGGCCATTCTGGACAAGGAGGCCTTTGCCCGCGTGGTCACGGCCGAGGATTGAGGAGGTGTCCCCCATGAAATACCGTAACACCAAAACCGGCGCCGTGATCTGCACCCACTGCAAGGTGACCGGCGAAACCTGGGAACCGCTGCCCGACGGCCGGCAAACGCCCCCGGCACAAACCCAGGACCCGGGCACCGATGATGAGGAATCCCCGGCGGAACCTGAAAGCGAAAGCCCGGCGGCTCCCCCCGCCAAAACCGCAAGCAAAGCCGCCAAGCCTGCCCCCAAGCGCAGCGGCAAGAAAGGAAGCTGACCCATGGACTATGCCACCCTGGATGACCTGACCCTGCTGTGGCGGCCCATGACGGACGCCGAGCAGGCACGCGCCGCCGCGCTGCTGCCGGTGGTTTGTGCCTGCCTGCGCACCGAGGCCACCAAGGTAGGCAAAGACCTGGACGCCATGACGGAAGCAGATGCCGACCTGGCGGCTGTGGCAAAATCGGTCACGGTGGACGTGGTAGCGCGCACGCTGATGACCGCCACCGATGGCGAGCCCATGACCCAAATGACCCAGAGTGCCGGGGGCTACAGTGCCTCCGGCACCTTTCTGGTACCCGGCGGCGGGCTGTTTATCAAGAAAAGCGAGCTGGCGCGGCTGGGGCTGCGCCGGCAGCGGTTGGGAGGCATCGAACTGTATGGCAAGCCTGATTAAGGGCATCCCCGTGGTGCTGTATGAACGGACACCGACCGGCCAGGATGACCTGGGCGAAACGCTCTACACCGAAACGCAGGTCACTGTCCCCAACGTGCTGGTCACACCGGCCACCGCCGAAGCGGTAGTCAGTGAGCTGCAGTTGAACGGCCACCGTCTGGCCTATGAGCTTTGCCTGCCCAAGGGGGACACCCACACCTGGGAGGGCTGCCGGGTGGAGTTTTTCGGCCAGCAGTTCCAGGTCTATGCCCCGCCCACGGAATACATCGAAGCCCTTACCCCGCTGGACTGGAACCGAAAGGTGAAGGTGGAACGGTATGGCTAAGGTCCGTGTGAAACTCAACCGCAGCGGCGTAAAGGCGCTGCTGAAATCTGCCGAGATGAAAGCGGTGTGTGAGGAACACGCCAACGCCATCCGCACCCGCTGCGGCGACGGCTATGAGAGCGACAGCTACACCGGCAAGACCCGCGTCAACGCCATGGTGTGGCCCTCCAGTGCCAAGGCCCGGCAGGATAACGCCCACAACAACACACTGCTGAAAGCGCTGAAATAACCATGATCGAAACCATCGTAAAAAGCTGGCTGGAGGAACAGCTGGCCCTGTCGGTCAGCGCCGCCGTGCCGGAACACCCGCCCGACCAGTTTGTGGTCATCGAAAAGACCGGCGGCGGCTATGCCAACCGCCTTGCATCGGCCACCCTGGCTGTGCAGAGTTACGCGGCCACCACGCTGCAGGCCGCCCGGCTGAACCAGCGGGTAAAGGCCGCCATGCACCGCCTGCCCCAGCTGTCGCAGATCTGTGCGGCCAAGCTGAACAGCGATTACAACTACCCCGACACGGCCAGAAAACGCCCCCGGTACCAGGCCGTGTATGACCTTACCTACTACGAAGACGTGTCCGACCCGGACACGGGAAAGGAAGTACCCCATGTCTAACGCCCAAAACGTAACGGTAGGCAAGCCCAAAGTGGGCGGCGCGGTGTTCCGCGCCCCGGTGGGCACCGAACTGCCCACCGATGCCACCACCGCCCTGAACGAAGCCTTCAAGTCCCTGGGCTATATTTCGGATGACGGCCTGACCAACGAAAACTCCCCCGAAAGCGACAGCATCAAAGCCTGGGGCGGCGATACGGTCCACAACTACCAGACCGAAAAGCCCGACACCTTCAAATACAAGCTGATCGAAGCCCTCAATGTGGAGGTGCTCAAGGCAGTCTACGGCGACAAGAACGTGGAAGGCACGCTGGAAGCCGGCATCACCGTCAAGGCCAACAGCCAGGAGCAGCAGGCCTGCAGCTGGGTGGTGGAGATGATCCTCAACGGCGATACGCTCAAACGGATCGTCATTCCCAGCGCCAAGGTCACCGAAGTGGAAGAGATCGTCTATGCCGATGAGGAAGTGCTGGGCTACGGCACCACCATCTCGGCCACGCCGGACCCGAACGGCAACACCCACTACGAGTACATCAAGAAAGGAGCCACCGCCTGATGCTGAAAGGAAAAACGCCTTCGGGCTTTGTGTTTCTGATCTCGGACAGCCGCCTGAACAATATGGAGATGCTGGACGCCCTGGCCGCCCTGGACCGGGGCGACGGCACCCAGCTGAGCAACGTGCTGCACCTGCTGCTTACGCCGGAGCAGAAAGCCAAACTCTATGACCATGTGCGCCTGGAGGACGGAACGGTGCCCATCGACAAGATCACCGATGAGATCAAGGCGATCTTTGAAGCCAACCAGCAAGCAAAAAACTCCTGACCCTCGCCCTGATGCTGGCAACCGACCGGGATGCCCTGGTCTGCGATATGGCCGAGACTTACGGCATCCTGGATATGGACAGCCTGCCGGTACCGCTGCTGGCCACGCTGGCATCCGGGTTGAGGGAGGATTCCCGCAGCAAATTGAGGCTGGAAGGCGTAACCCTGCCGCCCCACATACTGCTGTTGGCCGCCGCAGTGGACCGCCTTTCCCAGCTTGTGTGGGCCCAGACCAAAGACGCCGCCAACGGCTACAACCGGCCGCCGTCGGTGCTGGGCCTGCTGCTGGGCGACACACCGCCCAAAAAGAGTACCGCATATAACAGCGCCGCCGAGTATGAGGCGGCCCGCCTGGCCATTTTGAGGGGGTGATTCCATGGCCACCGAACTGGCAAAAGCCTATGTGCAGATCATTCCCTCCGCCAGAGGCATCCAGGGCAGCTTGACCCAGGCTCTGGGCGGCGAGGCCTCTTCTGCCGGTGCCAGCGCCGGGCAGTCTTTCGGCTCCCAGCTGGTGCGCACCGCCCTGGGGGTCATCTCGGTGGCGGCCATCGGCAAGGCACTGGGTGCCACCATCACCGAGGGCGCCGCCTTGGAGCAGAGCCTTGGCGGCATCGAAACGCTGTTCAAGGACAGCGCCGATACCGTGAAAGCCTATGCCGATGAAGCCTACCGCACCGCCGGCATGAGCGCCAACCAGTACATGGAACAGACCACCAGCTTTGCGGCCAGCCTGCTGCAGAGCCTGGGTGGCGATACCGCAGCCGCCGCCGAGGTAGCCAACATGGCCATGGTGGACATGTCGGACAACGCCAACAAAATGGGCACCGACATGGAGCGCATTACCGACGCCTACCAGGGGTTTGCCAAGCAGAACTACACCATGCTGGACAACCTGAAACTGGGCTATGGCGGCACCAAAACCGAAATGGAGCGCTTGCTGGCCGATGCCCAGAAGATCACCGGCGTAAAATACGATATCAGCAGCCTGGCCGACGTGTACAATGCCATCCACGTCATCCAGGGGGAACTGGACATCACCGACACCACCGCCAAAGAAGCCGCCACCACCCTGTCGGGTTCCTTCAATTCCATGGTGGCCGCCGGCAAAAACGTGCTGGGCAAGCTGACTTTGGGCCAGGATATCGGCCCCTCGCTGGAAGCACTGGCCCAGACCACCACCACCTTTCTGGTGGGCAACCTGCTGCCCGCTGTCTGGAACATTCTTTCGGCCCTGCCCGGCGGGGTCGTAACGCTTGTGCGATCCATGGGGACACAGCTTGCCGCTGCGCTCCCCTCTTTTTTGGCACAATTCCAGACCGGCATCACCGGCGGGATGCCCCAGCTGCTGACCACCGGCCAGGCCATGCTCAGCAATCTGATTGCGGGCCTGATGCAGAATCTGCCTCAGATGCTGCAAAGCGGTGTGGCCACCGTCGGCACCTTTGTCAACGGTATGTTCGGAAATGCCGCACAGGTATCCGCAGCCGCCTTTTCCCTGCTGAATCAGTTCACACAGGGAATTTTCGCCAACCTCCCCCAGATCCTGGCGGCAGGCAGCAGCATCGTGCAGAACTTCATCACCAACATCAATGCCTACTTTCCTCAAATTCTGCAAAGCGGGCAAGCATTTCTCACCACCCTGGGGCAGGGGTTGGCCCAGGGGATTCCGCAATTTCTCGCCACGGCCCTGCCGCTGATCCTTCAGTTTACCGGCTCCCTGCGCTCCAATGTAGGACAGCTTGTAGATGTGGGTCTCCAGTTTATCCTTAACCTTGCCCAGGGCCTTATCAATGGGCTGCCTGCACTGATCCAGTATGTTCCCCAGATCATTACCAACCTGGCCGGGCTCATCAACGACAACGCCCCGAAACTGCTGATGGCCGGTGCCAAATTGATTGGGATGCTCGCTATGGGTCTCATCAATGCCATACCAACTCTTATTGCCAACATCCCGCAGATCATTCAGGCAATCGTTGCCGTTTTCACTGCATTTAACTGGATGAGCCTTGGAACAAACATCATAACCTTACTGAAAAATGGCATAACGGGAATGATCGGTGCTGTTAGTGCCGCAGGAACATCGATACTGGAGGCTATTCGAAACGCCATTATGAATCTGCCATCGCTATTATCCAGCATAGCTTCTTCGGCAGGTGCTTCCTTTACAGGGGCGTTGAATGGCTTTGCGGCTGCTGCGGCATCCATCGCTTACAACATTTTGACAGCGATTATCGGAGCTATAACTGCACTGCCAAACCAACTGCTATCTGTTGCTACCAGCGCAATCACGGCATTTAAGGGCGCATTCACTTCATTCAGTTGGGCAGATATCGGCAGCAACATCATCAACGGGATCATTTCCGGCATCGGCTCCGCGGTGGGGTCCCTGGTGGATGCCGCCATCAACGCGGCCAAATCCGCCTTTGACGCCGCCAAAAACGCCCTGGGCATCCACTCCCCTTCCCGCCTGTTCCGTGACCAGATCGGCAAGATGATCCCGTCCGGCATGGCACTGGGTATTACCGCCAACCTGAAACCCGTTACCACCGCTATGCGTACTTTGAGCACCATGACCGTAGGCACCCTGCAGCGGGACCTGGCCGGGGTGCTGCGCCAGGGCCAGCAGCGTTTCGACACCTGGAGCCGTTTCGGCGGATTTGGCGCCACGGTACAACAGTACAACACCTTCAACACCCATGACAGCCTGAGCGAGTCCGAGCTGACCCGGGAAGCCGAGGCCATGGCCAAGCGGCTGCCGTGGGCGATTCCCTGACAGAAAGGAGGCATCCCAGTGCGCACCGTTCCCGTCCACCTGTACACCGCCGCCGACGGACGCCAGATCCGTTTTGCGGTGGACAGCGATTTCTGGCTGACCGACCTTTCCGGGGAGGATGGCCTGGACCTGGATATCAGCGAACAGCAGTCCAGTGGCCAGACCGGCACAACGGTGACCGGAACGGCGGTAGGGGCCAAGCCCATCACCGCCACCGGTGCCATCCTGCGGGACTTGGACGCCAATGAGTGGCTGCTCAAGCAGTTGCTCACCCCCGGCTCCCGGGGCCGCTGGACCAAGATCACGGCCACCGGCACCTGGTATCTGGACGTACTGACCAAGCACTCGCCGGATGTAAGCGGCGGCGAACATCTTTTGAACTTTCAGTTTTCTCTGTATGCGGCCTATCCCTACTGGCGCACCGCAGAGACACTGACCACCATGCTGGGCGGGCTGCAGTCCACCTGGTTCCCCACGCCGGTGTCCACGGCTGGCTGCTGGTACATCAGCCGGTACAAACAGGACCTGTATACCACCGTGACCAATACCGGCAACACCGAAACCGACTTTACCCTGAATCTGACCGCCAAGGCCCGGGTACTCAATCCCATGCTGTGGCACAACGGCACCCGCACCTTTATCCGGCTGAACAAAGAGATGCTGGCCGGGGAACGGGCCGTGATTTCCACGGCGGAAAACAACCGCACCTGCACCTATTACGCCGCCGACGGCACCAGCCAGGATGGTTTCCGCTTTATGGATGCGGATACCGACTGGTGGATGACCCTCTCCCCCGGTGCCAACGTGCTGCGCCTGACCGCCGAGGAAGGCCGGGAAAATCTGACGGCCACCATCACAGCGCCCAAGGGGGTGGCAAGCGGTGTCTGAAAAAGTGATCTTGAAACTCTACGTTTATCATGGCTCCCGGCGGGTAGGCCTGGTGGAAAGCGTAAGCAGCCTGCAATGGATGCCCGCCTGGGACGATGTAGGTGAGTTCAAACTGGTATGCGCGGCCCGCGACAAAAACCGCGCCCGGCTCCTCAAATGGAACACCCTGTACACCCCCGACACGCCGGATCTTGCCGCCATCATAACAGCGGTGAACATCGAAACCGCCAAATCATCCATGACGGTACGCGGCAAGTTTTCGCTCTGCCGGTTTACCCAGCGGGTGGCCAAGGGCAGCCGCACCATCACAGACGCCGCGGCGGGCCTGCTGGAACTGTGCCGCACCAACTTGCGGGGGCTGCCTGTCACGGTGCCGGAAAGCGCCGGCTTTACCGCCCCCTGCCAGGAGACCGTAGAGTGGATCGACTGCTGTAAGGCCATCGTGCAGTTGGCCAAAGCGGGCGGATTCGGTGTGCGGGTACGTTTTGACAAAAGCACCGCCGCCGAAACGCTGGAACTGCGCCATGGCATCGACCGCAGCGTCGAAGGTACTGAACACTACCGCGGCTACTTTGGCACTCGAATGCAAAACCTTTCCGGGGTTTCCCAGGAGGATGACGGCAGCAGCTACGCCAACGTGGTACTCTGCGGCGGCGAAAAGCCCACAGAACAGGACACCTGGCAGCAGCTGTTCCTGGAAGTAGGCGACACAGCGGCCACCGGCGCAGACCGGCACGAGCTGTGGGTGGACGGTTCCAGCGTGACCCACCGACACACCATCCAAAAGCCGGATGGTTCCACCGAGGAGGCCATCTACACCGAGGCGGAATACAACACCGCACTGACCAATTATGCCACGGCGGCGCTGCTGGAGCACCTGGGCGGGATAACACTGAAAGCCACCGCCAAAGACCTCCAGCTGCGCTATGGCGAGGACTACGACCTGGGGGACCTGGTGCCCCTGCGGGTGCCGGAACTGAACATGAAGGCCAGCGCCAGGGTCAGCAGCGTCAAGCTGATCTACGAGCACACCGGGCGCACCGTGGAGCCGGTGTTTGACAACATCACGTTTGGAGGCGATACCATTTGACCGAACTTCAATGCTGGCCGCTGGACGGCAAGGAATATACCAGCGTGGACATGGGCGCCGCCTATGCCGCCCGAAGCCGCGGCCTGCTTACGGCGGAAAGCTTTACTGCCACCACCAACGGAGACAATACCCTGACCCTCTCCAAGGGGTTGGGGTGCCTCCATGTAAGCGAATTCTGGGCCGCTTTTCCCTATCTGCTGAACAGTACGGTCCTCCAGTTCGAAGACGCAGACGGCGTATATCCCCGCTGGGACGCTGCCGTACTTGGCTACGATAAAAACGCCAACATGGCGGGGCTGTACGTCCGCACCGGATTGGCGGCCCAGTCCCCCACCCTGCCGGAACTGCGCCGGGATAACGATTTCGACGAGATTTTTCTTTACCGTGTCACCCGCCCGGTGGGGGCCACTAAGATTGAAGCCGAACACATTGTGGACCTGCGCCTGGACCCCACCTACTGCGGCCTGATGCGGGACACCATCGACTCCATCGACACCCGCGTGATGCAGGCGGCCTTTGAGGCGTTTTTGGCGCAGATCGAACAGGAACTGGCGCAGCTCAATGCAGGCACGGCTACCATGCTCAAGGCGCAATACGATCCGCGAGGGATTGAGCGGGATATTTTCGGGGACATTGCCTACCTGTACACTGCAACCTACCTGCTGGACAACTGGACCGCGGCTGACGAGGACGCCCAGGCCGCCGGCTATGCCTACCAGCAGACGGTGACGCTGGTTCCACAGGCCACAGGCGCCCCCACAGTGACCACGGACAGCAAGTTCCTGCCGCAGATGGGCACCCCAAAAACCGGCGTAGTTGAGACAGATGAGATTCTCAAAGAAGCTCTGACCATCATTTCTGACGGTGTGACTACCGCCGGGGCTGGAACTGTAACCACATTGGTGAGGGAAAAACCAACATCGGATATACCAGTTGTGTGGACACTCCGAACTGAGGTATAAAAATGGGAAATGACTTTATTTTGCCGGTCAGCGTCGGTTACAAAGAAATGGTGGTAGGTACTGTTTCTGCCGGAATTCAAGGCATTCTTTTGTCTCCTAAAATGCAGAAACCGGTTGACATTTATAACAAAGACATTTCAGGAGAGTATTTCAGGGTAGTTTCAACTTTAT